TTATCAACGGTGGTATGGACATCTGGCAGAGGGGTACGAGTTTTACAAGTCAAGGTAGTTCAACAAGTTTTGCATCAGACCGTTGGGAAGCAGTACGTTACGGTTATGCAGCAGGTTTAACATCTTCTCAACAAACTTCGGGTCTTACTGGTTTCCAATACGCAATTAGATTGCAAAGAAACTCTGGTACTACTGATACAACTGGAATGACGCTTTCACAAAGTTTGGAAACATCCAATTCACTTCCACTTGCAGGTCAAACCGTTACTTTTTCTTTTTGGGCTAGAGCCGGTGCTAACTATTCGGCAACATCAAACGCTCTTAATTGGCAGTTGGCTTACAGTACTACAACCAATGTTTCATACATTAGAACAGGATTCTCTGGTGGTGGAACGTATAGCACTAGCGTAACGCTAACAACTTCTTGGCAACGATTTACCACAACTCAAACCATTCCTTCTAACGCAACACAAGTAGCCGTAGCGTTTGTCGAAACTCCAACAGGTACAGCCGGAGCCAACGACTACTTTGACATCACCGGCGTTCAACTCGAAATCGCTCCACAGGCAACACCATTCAGCCGAGCTGGTGGTTCTATCGGTGGTGAGTTGGCTCTGTGTCAGAGGTACTACGCAAAAACGTATTCTCAAGGAGTTACTCCTAATACGCTTGACCAAAATGGTTCTCTTGTTAATCCAAATACCTCTACTGTTGCAGTTTCGGCGTATGCAGTTAGTTGGCGTTATCCAATAACTATGAGAACAGCACCATCAATTACTTTATGGAATCCAAGTATTCTAAGTTCTAATTCTTGGTATGACCAAGCAGGAGTAGCGGTTGCGGCTGCTACGTCAAACATTGGTGATGGCGGTGTTAGTATTTACAACTCGGCAACTAATACCGCAAACCGTAATGCAGTTATTCATGCAGTAGCATCGGCGGAACTATAAATGACATACACAATTCCAAATGACTTCAACGGAAATCCACGCACAGATGTAATTTTGAGAACTGACGAAAACGGCATAGAGGCTTGGATACCAACCGACCCAGCCAACTCCGACTACCAAGCCTACCTAGCAAGTCAGATAGCATAATGAACTGTATCCACTGCTCCCAATCAATCGTAGAACTATCTCAGGGTGAATGGTTCCACGACGTAGAAGGCTACACACGAACCTGCCCTCAGACTTTCGCAGAACCTACTAACTAAGGAACGCCCATGCTCGGTGGTAACTACATTGGACAGGCTTACCTTGCCCAGGGTTACGCTGGCAGTACGATTACCTACGGTACAGGGGCGGTGTCGGGAAGTTTCTCGGCGAGTGCTACTGGGTCGGCTTTTCTTCCTGCGACTGGAAACGTATCTGGTTCGTTTAGCGCAAGTGCCACAGGTGCAGCTGCGCTCTATGCAACTGGTTCTTTAACAGGTTCATTTTCTAGCTCGGCTACTGGGTCGACATTTTTGCCGGCAACCGGAAGTCTTAGCGGTACGTTCAGCGCAAACGGAACTGGGTCTGCTGCTTTATACGGCAACGGCGCACTCTCAAGTTCATTCTCTGCGTCAGGTGCAGGGTCAGCCTTTGAGCCCGGTACTGGACAGCTCGTTGCCACATTTAACGCTTCGGCAACTGGAACTGCTTTTGAACCAGCCAATGGTTCGCTTACATCAGATTTTGTAGCTTCGGGAACTGCCACAACATTTATTCCTGCAACCGGCTCGTTATCGGGTACGTTCTCAAGTAGTGCCACAGGAAACGCAGCACTTTACGCTGTTGGTAATTTGTCGGGCTCGTTTTCCGCAAACGCAACCGCAACCGTATTCTTACCGGCACAGGGTTCAGGGTCTTACGACTTCTCCGCAAGTGGAACCGGCTCGGCGTTCTTGTCTGCCAACGGTTTGCTTAGTTCTGACTTCTCAGCAAGCGGAACTGGAACGGCATTTGAGCCAGCAACAGGAAGTTTGATAGCAAATTACGTATCAACAGCAAACGGTACTGCTGCCCTTTATGCAACAGGAAATGTATCTGGCGCATTTAACACAAACGCTAACGGTTCTGCTGCTTTGTACGGAAACGGTGCATCCACAGCAACGTTCTCTGCTTCGGGAACAGGAACTGGTGCTTTGTATGGACAAGGGGCTTCTTCGGGTTCATTCTCCGCTAATGCAACCGGGTCTGCATTTAATGTTGGTACTGCACAACTGGTTGCAACATTTAATGCCAACGGTGTAGGTACTGGCGTCATTGCTCTAAACGCAGAACTTGTTAGTGAATTCATCGCCAATGCTAATGGTTTTCAGATTTTTATTGGTACTGGAAATGTAAATAGCTCATTCTCCGCAAACGCAAATGGAACAGTATTTTTACCAAGCTTAGGCAATTTAACAAGTACATTTAACGCAACTGCAACAGGAACGTCATACATTCCTGCTCATGGAACCAACGTATCTTCGTTCTCCGCCAATGCAATCGGGGCAGCTTTTGAACCTGCTTTTGGTAACGTAAATGGCTCGTTTGTATCAGAAGCTACCGCAACGGTGTTCATTCCGGGTCGAGGTCAAGTTTCGGCAGAGTTTTTTGCAAATGCAACCGCTACAACGTACCTTCCGGGTCACGGTTTGGTGGCTGTGGACTTCACTACCAAAGGAACGGCAAAAGCGTTCCTACCGGCTTCTGGCACCCTCTCAGGGCAATTCACTACCGTTGCTGTTGGAACATTGGTATTTCCACACCATCCGGGCTCCGTTATCGGTGATTTTAAGACCGCTAGTGTCCGAGGCTCATTTAAGGTAGCCTCTGTGACAGGAGATTTTGAAACGGCACAAGTTCGTGGCAAAGTCGAGATTTTGGTCGAGGTCTAAATGGGTTACAACATTATTGAGGGCAGTACGATTCGCTTTTACACAAGCCAACCGTTTACGTCTATTGACGGAACAATAGTAAATCCTGATGTAGTTACTTTTTCTTATGAAATTCAAGGGCAAACGCCTGTAACTTTTACGTGGACAAATCCAACTGGTGACCCAAGCAACACAATCGTTAATACGGATGTTGGTTATTTTCAAGCGGACATTCAAACTGCTGGTAATGCAGGTACTTGGACTTGGCAATGGTCGGGTCAACCTAACGGCTCAGGAGAAGATGAAACAAATACTTCTGTTGTTGCCGAGGGAACGGTTATCGTTTCCGTAGCTTCTGTGGCGTAACACAACAAGCTATACACACAACTTATACACACAAATTATTGACTTCTCAACGGTCATTTGCTACACTTTTTAATGGAGGTAGTGCAAAGGAGCAATGAATGTCTGAAATTGACTTATCAGAGTTTTATGTAGACAACAAAAAAAGGTGCATTGTAGGTAGAGCAATCGCCACTTTGGAATCAAAAGATGTTGAAAAAATTGAAGCAGCATTGTTGGAAGAAGAAATAACCAACACTTCAATAAATAAGTTTCTTAACAATCGTGGAATAAAAATTAGTGTCGATTCTGTTCGCAATCACCGATACTCTCGGTGCGGATGCAATGGCTGACCTTTCTGATTTTGAGCGAAAGCCAAGACACAAAGAAACCCACCCAACGGGTTGGGAACCATCGTTATCTTGGAATGGTAAAGACGGAACAATTACCGCGCAGTTAGATACTGAACCTGACGAATCCGTTTGGGCTGAACTGATTGCTGATTGGGGATTAGACCCAAGCCGAACAATGGTCGTTGATGGCTCATTACAAATAAGAGCTTGGGACTCTTCACGTAACGGTGAACTTGTCCGCATGAAGTATTACAGGGCGACCATCAAACCTAGAGAAACAACGGTTGATAGAGCTGACGTTGAACAACTTTGCAAACTTATAGAAAAGAAAAAACCATCACAAGAAATTACTAAAATTGGAAACTCTGCTTTCCTTGTATTGCTTAGTGATTGGCAGTTAGGCAAATCCGAAAATGGTGGTTCAGAGGCAACAACGAAACGTATTGTTGACGCCATTGACAAAGCCGTGCATCGTTATTTGGAACTTCAAAAATGTAAACGTGGTGTCTCGGATGTGTATTTAATTGGTTTAGGTGACTTGGTGGAATCCTGTGATGGCTTCTACGCAATGCAAACTTTTCAAACAGATCTGACTGACCGAGAGCAAGACAAAATTGCTCGTCGTTTAGTTATGTATGCGATTGATTCTTTTGTAGATGTAGGTGCAAAAATTATTGCTATGGGAGTTCCGGGAAATCACGGTGAAAATCGCAAAAACGGTAAAGCTTATACAGATTGGTTGGACAACAGAGATTTTGCAACATTTGAAACTGTCGCTGAAATTATTTCTGTTAATCCAGAACGCTATAAAAATGTAAGTATTCCTACTGGTGCTATTAACTCTGACGATTTAACAATGACTTTGGATTTGAAAGGCATACCAGTTTCGTTTGCGCACGGTCATCAGTTCCGTAGTGGTACTAATTCACAAGCAAAAATGGAAACTTGGTGGAAAGGTCAAGCTCTAGGTCGAACCGAAGTTGCTGATGCCGAAATACTCTGTTGCGGTCATTTTCATCATTTTGTATTAAGCGAAGGAACAGGCAGAACAGTGCTTCAAGTGCCAGCTATGGATGGTGGTTCTAAATGGTTTACTTCTACAAGCGGTTCAAGCGCACCTGCTGGAATGGTAACTATGTGCGTAGGAGCAGGAGTTGGCATACGTGGCTGGTCTGACCTGCTAATTTTGTAACGCAAATCATTTCTTACTCGAAATTTGCGCTCAGAAATCCCTAAACAGTCGTGAGATTGGTTGGGGATTTTTGTATTTGCTAGGGTTGAAAATCCTATGGAACTAATCTACAAATGCGAACAATGCGGAACAATCGTCAATTTACACAAAGGTGAGATGAGCAGGATACAATTTAACAAGCTACCGACCAAAGTTTTGGAAGCTAGCAATCATAAATGTCCGAGGAGGATAGCAGCATGAACAACATGGATAGAAACATCTGCCGAACTGCCGTACCAGCAATTATTGGTGCAGCCGTTGCATGGATTACAAAAGAGTGGATGACACTGCCTGCTAATGACTTGATGTACCTAACCCCATTAGCAACCACCGCCTATTACACAGCAGTACGTTTTCTTGAAGAGAAATACCCAAAGGCTTCATGGCTACTTGGTTGCCTACCAGTAAAGGCGACAGATGAGACCGCTACAAAGGCAGCAATACCGTTTCCCGTTGGTAAC